CCACCACGAGCAGTTACACTTGATGCAATACTAATTGCATCACTACCCGTTTTTTCAAGAATTGATGTTGGAAGATCATAAGCAACAAAAGTTACATCAGGTTCATTTGCTTTTACAATAATGCTTTGACCTGTACCAATTCCAATTGAATCAATAATTTGCGTAGTTCTCTTTGGAAGAGATTGTCCAAAGATAATATAATCAGCAGAAGTAAATTGTGTTAGACCACCAGAAGAAATACCAATCGAATAAGTAGCGTCATCTTGACTGGTATTGTTAATTGAAATGCTAACTTGTGCCGCTCTTGGTGCAGTGTAAAGAACTACAGGATTGTTTACAGGAGCTGGACCAGATAAAGAAGTTCTTACAGATTCTTGTCTACCAAAAAGTGATCCAATAGAAGCATCATAATCTAAAACAGAATGAGCAACAAAACTTACGTCTGCTTCATTTGATCTCGCAAAAATTGTTTCTCCACTACAAACAGCAATGTTTGTAATTGATGCATAGGTTCCTCTTTTAATGGTTTGACCAAAAACAATAAAATCAGAATCTCTAAATGCTGTTCCTGAACTAATGCCAATAGAAAAAGTGGCGTCTTCTACACCCTGATTTGTTACATTGATAGTAACCTTTGATAAGGTTCCAGTTGATGTATACAGTGCAGTGTTGGTGTTTAATCCAACGGTAGTTGAAGTTTTAAAAGAACCAAGTCTTCCTATTGCCACGTATCTAACGTCTCTTTTTTAGTATTTATGTGATAGAATACATAGTAAAAACAGGAGTGATATGATCATTCTTACTGGATATAAAGGTTTTATTGGGCAACACTTTTGCAACAACCTAGATCTTGAAAATGTTTACAGAGTAGAAGGAGATGGTGCATATCCATTTCTCAATGATTATAAAGATTGGGATAAGGTAGAACTCATTATTCATCAAGGTGCAATTTCTAGCACAGTAGAGAAAGATATTAATAAAATACATAAGTACAATGTTGACTTCTCAATTAAATTATTTGAGAAAGCAATTGAATATCAAATTCCCGTTAAATATGCATCTTCGGCATCAGTTTATGGTAACACTGTTGGATGTATCAATCCCCTCAATTACTACGCAATATCAAAACTTCAAATCGATTATTTTGTTCTCGATAACATTGACAGATTTAACTCAATACAAGGTTTTAGATATTTCAATGTCTATGGAAAAGGAGAGGATCAAAAGGGAGATCAAGCAAGTCCAGTCAGTAAATTTACCAAACAAATTAAAGAAAAAGGATATCTCGAACTCTTCGAAGGATCAGATAAGTTCTATAGAGATTTTGTGTGTGTAAATGATGTTGTTGATCTTGTTTTAAAAAATAATCAACCTAGTGGGATCTATGATATAGGCACAGGATCGCCTGTGTCGTTCCAACACGTTGCAGAGTGTGTTGCACAAAAAGAGGGAGGAGATATACGTTACATCCCCTTCCCTGAGCATTTGGTTGGCAAATATCAAGATTATACCCGTGCAAATATGAATTGGATTGAGAACTATCCTTTCATCACAGTTGAAGAGTATCTCCAGGTATAATCCGATAACTATCTTCATCAAAGTGTTGCGTGGAGAATTCAAACATCTCCGTATCTTCAAGCGCGACCATTTGATGTCTTAAACCTCTTGGAACGTGAAACTTATCACCCTTTACTAAGGTGAGATGATTTGCGTTGTCATAATCATCATTAGTTCCATAATAAAGACGAATCTTTCCTGATTGGATATAGAAAGTTTCATCCTTTAATTTATGATAATGATAAGAGCATCTACCACCCTTTACAAAGTGCAGAAGTTTTCCACAATACTCTTCGGTATTGACAATCCACTTTTCATATCCCCATCCTTTGGGAACGAGTTTAATATCAGTCATACAAAATTAGGTCCTCGACTCCACCCAACTAATGTTTTGCGAACACCTTTTGTCACTGGTGCTACTCTATGTAGTATAAAAGATGGGAACACGATAACCTGTCCTTTTTTCAATTTGTATTGGACGGTGTTCGGACCCATTCGAAATTCTAATTCACCACCCTCATAATTATCATTCAATCCAGCACTGAACGATAATTTCCTGACGTGTTTTTGACCACCACGAACTGATGTATCAATGTGCCAAGTATAATGACCATTTTCTGATGCGTGGTATTCACTATATTGAAAGCATTCAAATCCATACAAAGAATAATTATAGCAATGATCATTAACATTATTAATGATGTCTGCCATTTCCTCATACAGATAATTAAATTTTTTCTCATCAGAAATCCATAGAATACGAGAACTTCTAACGTCTAAACTTCCATCATTACCTCTAGGATCTACTATCTTTGCATCTAGAAGTTGATCTTGATTGTTCTCGACATAAAATTCCAATTTGGAAATAGACAATAAATCTAATCTTTTAATCGATTCAGTTATCCAAGTTAGATTTTCGTCTTGTTTATCAAATAAAAAAATCATCGGATTGAATTGCTTTATCGTCAATGTAATAATCTGCCGATGGTTTTCCCATCATCAGATGATGATACTTGCATCCCCAGATATCAAGTTGCATCTTAGTTAGATTATACCACTTTTTTGTTGCTTCAGATGGAGGAGGATCTTGACTCATTCCTCGTGCAGTAAAGTACCAGATGATGTGTCCTTCATCATAAAGTTTATTGATCTTTGCAATTCGATCGGGGAGAGGAACACTACCTTCATATTTACAGGCAGAGCAATCACCATTTGTACAAATTGTACCGTCAATATCAACCACGTATTTCATTAATATCCTCCTTAGTTAATACATAAGTTCCCCGATGCTGGACAGCAATTGCTGCTGCTCGATTTGCTTTAATAATAGCACTCTCAATACTATTTGATTCCAAATGAAAATAAGTCAAAGCAGCAAGAAAGGTATCTCCTGCTCCAACAACATCAAATACATTGACTTTATTTGCCTGATAAATTGTATCTTTGTAAAAGGTTCCTTTCTCACCCATTGTTATAATTAGATTTTTAGGGCGAGTTCTTAATCGCTGAGCTTCCAATTCATTGATCTTAATGAAGACGTGTTCTTCATCAGGAAGATGAACTTTCTTACTATCAATAAAAATAGGGCAACTATAAGTTTCTACAATCTCGTAGATCTTATCAATTGTTAGAAATCCTTTCGCATAATCAGAGATCACAACTGCATCAAAGTTCTGCTCTGGTAGAAAACCTAAAAAAGTTTCAACACGAATATCCTCATCAACTCGAAGAAGTTGATGATTATATCTCTCATCAACATATCTTGTCTTGATTATTTTTTCTCGATTTGTAATGTGAGTTACATTAATATCAAATGCTTTAAGGTTCTCAAGCACATTACCAGACATTCCCATCTTAGTTTCCTTATGTTTGAAACTTAAGATGGGAACAGGAGATTCAGGATTTAACTTTGTGCAGGTTCCATAAACGTATTCATCGGTGCAACTATCACCGATTAGCAATACGTTGTATAAGTTCAGTGGTTGACCACTCTGGGAGTCGGTCAAAGAATTGAACTTCTCCAGCATAATTTGATCCAACAATTTCTTTACCCCTCCAATCAGAACCAACTACCATTATATCAGGTTTTACTTTACTTACAATCAATTCGAGTGCTTCATCAGAGTCAAAAATATAACCTTCATCAACTGCTCGTAAATTCATTAAATGAAAGAGTCTTTCTTTTGCTGGAAGAATAGGTCGATCCAAACCTTTCTTCTCAGCAACTCTTTCATCATTATCAATTGCAACTGTTAGAAAATCACCTAACCCTCTAGCGTGATTAAGAAGTTGGAGATGCCCAACGTGTAAAAGGTCGAAAGTGCCATTTACAAAGATCTTCTTTTTATTCTCCATATGTCAATTAGGAACGTATACTAGTTTTTGAATTTCAGGAAGATACATATATTCAATATCACTCTTACGAAGAGTCAGAACAGCATCCTCAATAGTTTCAACCAAAGGATCTCCACCAAGATTGAAACTGGTATTAAAGAGAATAGGAACTTCACTCAGTTTCTCAAAAGCATCAATCAGTTTATAGTAATGCTCATTCTGCTCTGGAGTTACTGTTTGAATACGGCAAGTTCCATCAACGTGAATCACTGAAGGAATCTTTTCTTCAACTCCAGGAAGACACTTCACAGCATACATCATATGAGGAGTTTCTTCACGTCCAGCGAGATCAAACCAATCATTAACTTGGTCTTGTTTGATTGAACAAGCAAAGGGACGGAACCACTCACGACGCTTCACAGCATTCACAATATCTTTACCATCCTTAATCGTTGGATCAAACAGAATTGAACGGTTACCAAGAGCACGAGGACCACCTTCAGAACGACCTTGGAACATCGTTACGATATTACCATCACGAATCAATTTTGCAACTTCATCGTAAGAAGTATCGGTAACATCAAGACCTTCTAGATCATCCTCATAAGAATCAATGTAATACTGAGGACCATAATAAACAGATGCTTGCTTTCTAGGTTCAGTATTCTCACTAATCTGGTGCCACATAAACTGTGCTCCACCAATCGAAGTTCCACCATCGTGAGAAATAGGTTCACAGTAGATATTCAGATCAGGGAATGCTTGCCAATACTTATAGTTGGCAACACAGTTCAGACCATATCCACCACAGACAACAATATTTGTTTCTCCAGTTTCTTCATGAGCCCTGCGAATCAGTTCGATCATCCGATTCTCAGTTGCTTCCTGAATTGCATATGCCATATCCTTTTGAACATCAGTATACTCATCCTTCTGATGATTCTTAACATCTTCTGCAAGAATTGGATAACGACCAACATTGATCTTAGCAGCGTTAGGATAAGTTGGAATAATTAGTTCACGATTTCCCCAACCATTGCTAAAAAATGGAGGAATCTCTTCATTTGATTTTCCATAAGGAGCAAGACCCATCAGTTTACCAGCTTCAATAGCAGGGAAACCACAATACTCGGTCACTGCCTCATACATCTTTGTCAAACCAGGATATTCTGTTGCAAACACTCCTGGTTGTGTTTCAATCATACCGATTGCCGCTTTAGTACCAATATGCTTGTACACAACCTCAAATTCATGAGGATAAGATGCTTTAAAAATTGATTCAAATTCATAGAAGGTATCTTGAACACCTTCAAACTGAAGGAAACTTCCAGCACCATCAGCAATTACACAAGCGGCAGTTTCAAATCCAGAATTATAAAAACCACAAGCAGCGTGCATTTGATGATGAATTGTATCAATGAAATGCGTTTCAAACTCAAATCGCTTACGTGCAATCTTGCGGACTAGACCTTGATAAGCATCATCACCACACCAATCAAGAACAGGTCCATGGCGATGAGTGTGACAAATTACTAGGTGATCAATCTCATCCACATACTCAAATGCTTTAATGAGACCCATTAATGGAGCACCATCATATTTAAATCTAGAAAGTCTTTCTTCTTCTAGATAAAAAACAATCTCACCATCAACCATCAAAGTGGTACTTGCATTGTGACCACGAGCACAAGAAAGAATAGTCGTCATATAAAATCCTTAATTACTTTTTAACAGTGTCAACAAATCCAGTTGGTTTTTTAGAACTACCATTCTTTGACGATTGAATCAGTTCATCAATGGCAGTTTTTTTCTTAGAAGATTCTAGCATAGAATTGATCGTTGGAGCAGATTCTGATGCTCCGATCATTCTAGGTGCTTGAGTATTTTGCTGTGGTGGAACTCCACATTCTTCTGTACCACAATCTTGATTGGGAAGAACAACTACTTCATTTTTCTTGACGTAATATTTTTTCATCATCTTTTCAATAGAATCGATAATCACATCTTCAATTTTATCATTCATTGCCATAATACCATCATTGATACGATGTGTAACTTCATCCATGGCAATTCGGATGGGATCATAAATTCTCAGTCCTTCTCCCATATCAAGAACTTCAAACTTTTCATAGTTAGGATAACTGATATTTTCTTTACAGGTAGAACCAACAACAACTACTGCAGGAACTTCTTTAGCATAAGCAATATGTTGTCCAACAGAATCACATCCAAAGAAAAGATCTGTCTCAGCAATAATTGCTGCCCACTGCCTTAGGTCAATTCCCATAGGAGCAGCAACAGGTTCGGTACATCCTTCTTTTACAAAGTCGATTGAAAACTCACTCATAAAGATAACTCCATAACCTTTTTTCTGGAGTCTCTTTACAAGAGAAACAACATTACCAAGTTCAAAACTTCTTCCACCAGAATCAGTAATGAAATTTCCCATCATTTGAGCGCCGCGCCCAAATGGTTGGAAGACAACAAGTTTATTTCTCTTGGTTTTTTGGCGAACTTCTTCTACTACAAACTTTGCTTGAATGATTTCTTGGCGAGAGAACTTTAGAGTTGGGCGAGGAAGTTCTCTGATACCTTTATTATTAATCTGAATATCAAATGCTTGGGAAAGATTACATTTCTGGTTGTAATATTCCCAGATACGATATGGTTCCGTTGTTACAATATTTCTTTCTTGAATCTTTTCCCTAAAAAGATTCTTATGCCAGTTATCATATACTCTAGGATACAGACTTGCATGTCCTTTAAAAAAATCTGTACCTCCTTCACAAACAATGATAAAATCATCATCAGGATTTTCTTCTTGATATTTTTCAAATGCTGGGATAGAGCAAATTACACGCCCAGCTCCGCCGTTTACGAAAAACGCAGTCGATCTCATACTCGCCTCGATAATTATGTTTAATTATACAGCACTATTTAGATACTGTAAAGGGGAGTGTTTTCCTCCCCTTTGATTATTATTTTATTGTTTATGATGCAGGTCGTTCAAAAGGAGTTCCTTCTTGAACAATTCCATCTCCATCACCATCTCTAGCATTAGGATTATATCCTTCTAATGGTGCGGTTGGTTCTTCTACTTTTGTCCAATCAGGTAGACCAGGAAGTCTACCTGATTCTTCATCGGTTTCATTAGGATCGTGTTCTTTAATTACAGTTCCTTCAAGTGATGGATCAATAAATTTTGGTTCTGGATCTGGTGGTAAAATATCACCAGATTCTGGATCTGCATCAACAAAATTAGACCAATCTGGAGAAGTTCTTGGGTCAATAGGAAATGGAATCATCCAAGGAGTATCTAGATAATCAGCATATTTTACTGGAGCATCTTTTAGTTCTTTAATATATGCATCCCACTTAGAAAATTTCTCTTCATCCCACTCATAAACTCCTTTTTTTGCATCTGCTTTAACAGTTTCAGCATCTGCTACAACTGAAGAATGTCCAAATAAAAATTCATCTTTAAGAATATGAGGAATTTTCCATGGATATGGTTTTATCCATTCTTTTTTATCGGGATCATATTCACAATCTGCAACTTCAATCGTGTGATCTGGAGTAGTTGGATTTGGTCTGCTATAAAAAACTTCATCAGATCCAGGTAGTCTATATTCTTTTTGTGGAAGATCTGATGCTAAAGGTGTAAGTTGTGCTACTGCAGAAAGAAGCAAAGGATCATCTTCAAAAGTAATTAATACAGGATATGAATTGAATCCAGTATAAACTTCTAAATCCTCATATTGTTTTTCTGGATTTTCATAATCATATTCTCTGAATGACTCTCTTGCAAGAATTTTATTTGTCTTGTAATCTACAAAAACCCAAATTTTATCTGGTCCTTCATAGGTCCATTCTGCTTGCAAACCAAGTTTTCTCTCCTGAGAGAGATACTCATCGGGTAAATCATATCTAAATGCTTTACGAATTTTAGCCATAAGTAAAATACACTCCTATGTAATTTATATTTATTGTATCAGACCCATTGTACGGTTATCCTAGCCGCTCCTGCCCACCCTTGAGTACCGCAGCAGCAAGGTCCACCACAAACTGCAGCAGAAACTCCGCCAAAACCAGGAACATAATTATAGGCATTTCCACCACCAAATCCAACTAAACCAGCAGCACAACATTGTTCACGGAAACCGCAAGTTACATCACAAGACATTGCAACTGAAACATATCCACCTTGCTCATTAACTAATCCACCAGGATATGGGATATAGTACTTATTCTTACATCTACATCCACCCCAAGCGTAAATTCCTAAAGCACCAGGAAGTCCAGGAGCACCATAATCAGCACCAAAATATTGGGCGCAACATCCTACACAGAAGTTAGAGAAAGTTGAGAATCCAACAATATCGTAGCATCCACCAAAAACACCTTGACAACAACCAGCACAAGTGCCACCCATTGCTGTTTTAAAGTGATAAAATCTAGAATCATGGCAATAATGGCAGAATGAACATCCAGGCCATCCACCATCGGCACAGAAATTAGAAAGACCAGATCCCGTAACATAAGATTTACATCCACGCATTCCTACAACTTCGGGACATCTACATCCAATTGATCCTATGCAAATATCATATGCAGTTCCTGATGCAACACCTGTTACTGTTTTACGTGCATATGCTCCAGCACCACCAGGAACACCAAGCATACAACAACAAGCGCCTGCGCCGCCGCCGCCTCCACCCCAGATCTCAAAGGTAACTACAGTCGTCCCAGTACCTGTTGGTGAACCAGGAACTCTCCAGCAGCAATAGAACTGAGAATTATATCCTGAGGCATAGTCGTTACAAGATCCACAATCGTGAACATAAAAATAAGTCGTTTGTCCAGGTCTAAGTCTACCAATACCTCCAGAATAAATTCCAGAAACATTAATATCTCTAGTTCCTAAAAGACTCCTTAAAATAGCCATGTTGTTTCTACGTCCTTAGAAATTATTTATAGTGAATACGGATTAATCCTCTTGTCCCACGCCAACCAAAACAGCATGGTCCACCACAAGATGTTGCTGATGGAGATCCTTGTCCGTGCATTGACCAACCACAGCAAGTATTTGTTGGCCATTCACCTGTTGCACAATGAGCCCAATCATTAATGCAAGCATTACCCCAGTTTTTGGTAATGAAGTAACGAGTACATTGGTCACGAACACCACCAGGTTGAGGAATACCAAGTTTTACCCAACAAGTATCACCACAAGCACAATCAACACGGAACCAACCTAGTTTTCCACCAATTGCATAATCTGTACCATAAGCACAAGCACAATCACAAGCAGTAAATCCATCAGGTGGGAATGTATAACATCCAGGTCCACCTAAACCAGCACCCGATTGGTTAGCAAAGTGTGTGCATCCAGGGCCATATGTTGGACTTACTCCACCAGAATAATATACAAAGCAGCAAGTTTTACCAGGAAGACCACCATCAGCACAGAAGTTAGATAGACCACATCCTGTGATGTAAGTCTTACATCCTCTTAGACCTACACAACAGGCAGAACAGCAAGTTGGAGGAGCAAGGAACCAAAGATAGCAGAAACCTCCAAGTGAATTACCTGGGAAATCACAGGCGCAAAGAGTTCTACGTCCATATGCACCAGCACCACCAGGAGATCCTTGCTGGCAGCAGCAGGCACCTGCACCTGATCCACCGCCACCCCAGATCTCAAAGGTGATCTGAGTTACTCCAGGAGGCGCACACCATCCACCACAATAGGCCCAGTTGGATGTGTCACAGTTAGAGTTATTACACATTCCAACAAAATATTGAGTATATCCATCTTCAAGGATAGGACCCCATCCAGTACCCCACGTTGTAGATTCGGGAGCATCAGTATTTGTGGTTGGATTAATATAACCAGCTCTCGCTTGCCTTGCAAGGTAATCAGCGTTTTCTGTGTTAAGTAGTCTTCTTAAATCTGCCATTGTTTTTTACCTCTTAAGTGCATCAAACATATCCTTGTCCAGAACCACCATAGGTGATTTGTACCATCCCAGCATATCCAGGACCACCACAGTAACAGTTGCCACCAGTAGATGCAGCAGTTGATCCACCAGTTCCAGGAGGAGCAAAAGCACCATCATTTGCACCACCCCAAAATCCCATTGCAGCAGTCATAAAGGCAGCTTGAGAGTTTTCACCAGCATAGTTCATTTCAATTCTTCTAGCTTGATATCCACCTCTTGTATTGATCAATCCTCCTGGGAAAGGATGGTGCTGAACAACCATACACCAGTTAGCAGCATCTTGGTTGCAAGGTGATCCAAGAGCACCAGGAAGTCCAAATGCTCCACCATCTGCACCATAATATGAAGCGCAACTTAGAGTACCAAAGTACATTGCACCATAACAATGATTAGTTGCGTGTCCTAGTTGAACTGCATTTCCACAGGTATCAAATCTTCTTGCATTACCAAACATATCACAATATGGGTTTCCTCTCAGTTTACCCATTTCTTGTGAACGCCAAAACAGTCCAATACCGCCGCCAGGAGTAAAGCAAGAATGCCCACAGTTCGCGGGATGTGGTCCACATAAATTTTCACCCCTCCTCGCTATATCATATGAACCACCATTATTTGCCGCTTCACCCTGTCCATTGTAACAGAAACAGCACATAAAACTTAGAGCACAGAATCCGATTCCTGGTGATCCACCTTCGGCACAAAAGTTGCAAAGTCCTACACCAGTAACATAACTTTTACATCCATAATATCCAACTGTTGGAGCACTACCAGTTGCAATACAACAAGCACCGTGTCCAATACAAATTTCAAACGGACAACCACTTAGATCACCTAAATCTTTAGCACATAAAGTTCTAAATGCATATGCCCCAGCACCACCAGGATATCCAAACATACAACAACAACTATTTGCACCAGATCCTCCACCTCCCCAAATTTCAAATTTAATAAAGTTTGTTCCCTGAGGAGCTCTCCAGTCATAATTACCAATGTTTGCACCCCAGCTAGGATCATTAGTACAGAAATTATACATTCTGATTTGACGGTATTGAGAACCATAATTGGTTGTCAATCCAACAAAAGATCTAAAAGTAGAATCGTCAGCATATGCAATGAGTGATCTTAAATTAGCCATTTTTCATCCTCTTCCCTGGTAGTTGGTTTACAAATCAAGATCTCGTCAAGACCCAACCATACTGTGCCCCAGTGTAAAGAAGTTCAATTGATCTGTAAGGGATATTCATAACCAGAGTTTCATTTAGACCAGCGATTCTGGTAATTGAAGTTGTGGTTCCAACTGTGCAGTTATATTGACCCCATCTTCCGTTTGGATCGATGATTGCAATTCTTGTACCTACAATTGCAGTAGTTGATGCTGGAATTGTAACGGTGATTGGACCACCAGTGGTGTCTGCAAGAATTGTTTCATTTGGGTTTGCAGTATAGTTAGTAGTAATACCAACTAGTGTACTGGTTGCGATTGGTCCTGCGATAGTGCGTGGCATTGTACTTAAATCTCCTTGTTATAATTATACAGGTTGCTCGACACCGTAAACGCTACAACTTACGTTGGCGGTATCTGAATAAACAACTACTCGTCTAGTTGCTTCCATAACAAGTCCAGTTCTTTCAAGAACACCATTTGGTGCCACATCAACATCATATTCAATGTACTGGGCAGTTGTTGGATCTGCACCAGTAGTAATAGCAACTCGAACAGCAACGTTAGTTGTGTTTCTGTTTGTAATATTAACGTTCGCGTATGCTAAGTTCGATGACGGAACTGTATATACTGTTGTATTTGTAGTTGCCGCAATCGAAACTTGACCTAGAACTCCTGATGCCATTTATAATTCTCCAATTTTTTCTTTGGTCATGTTATTTAAAGTTATTTATAAGAATCACGATGTCGCTACCCAGTACGCAAACGCTCTAGATTTTGTAATCTGAGTATCTACATAGGTCTTCACTGCCGCTTCTGTTGGAACTGCAGTATTAGAGTTTCCAGCTAGAGTTCCATCAGATGAGAACTCACTGATTGCTTCACCAATTTGACCTCCAAGAGAACCCAGTCTCAAAGATGTCAGACCCGAAAGATTGAACGCAGAAGCGTTCAGAGTTGCGCTACCAGTTGCCTGATCAACAGCAAAGTATTGTCCAACACGGAAGTTTCCATCTTGGTCAGTACTTACATAGTAAACTCTTCCAGGATATCCTTCAACAGTTTGGTTACCCTGAATTGCTGTCGATAATGGTTTGTTTGGATAATTAGAATTAACTCTATTACCAATACCAATATCAAGGAAGTCGTGTCCAGTTAATCTAATTTGACTGAAGTCATAACGAATTGTGATTCTCTGACCATCAAATCCTTTTGCTGATGCTGGTTTTTCAGAAGCAAGTCTGACAATTGCCGTTCCTCTTAGAGTATCAGCACTAAACGTAATTGCAGTTCCTGTAATACCACCAATTTGGTTACCATTAACTGTAATTTGTTCACCTTGGGTATAATTTGATCCTGCTGTAGAAATTGAAATTTGTGTGGGAAGACCACCAGCACCGATCGTGATATTTAAGAAAGCACCCGATCCTGTTCCACCAGCAGAAACAGCAACACTTGGATATGATCCAGCAGCACCAAGAGCTGCCATATAGTAAGTTCCAGCATAACCAGCAAGACCAAATGTTGGAGCAACATAGGAAGTAACATCACTTATTGTATATGCTGATGTATCGGATCCAATACCAGGAGCAACTGTAGATCCCGTTCCTGCACCAGCACCATAGAGAGCGCCTGAGGTTCTTCTTGTGGTTTGACCAATACCGTTTGTGGAAACACCAATAAATTGTAAACCACCTCTTGCACGAGGACGCTCAGTTAATCCCTTCAGAGGAATAAGATATCCTTTAATTCCACTGTCAAAATCATCATTATTAACCAAACGAGCAGTTGCACCAGAAGAAACTAGAGCATCAGGTCCAACATAAATTACTTCGTTCTTAACAAATGTTGTTAATCCAACAGGACGATATGCAATTCTGTTTGTAGATGAAATATCAAAAACAACAACACCACGAGCACCTGAAGTACCGCCAGTAACAGCAGCACCAACAGTAACTCCAGAACCAACGCTTACAAGCGTACCTGTTTGATATTCTAGAAGATCACCATCGATTTGTGCAGTTTTTGGTGTTTCTGCCTGAGAATATCCAAGAGAAACTGAACCCCAGGTTCCATAAGAGTTGTTTCCGTTTAGAGCACGGATAATACCACCATTTGTACATAGGTATCCATAGTCTGCCCAGTAAGTAAATCCTGAGATAACCTCCGACTTAGCATTATTATCCATCCAATATCCAACACCAGAGTCGGGAAGAATGGTGAATGCGTGGAAAACCATGCTCTTGTTTCCAGTAGCATGAACATTACCATCAAGATAAACACCAACACATCCAGTACAAATACCAGAAGAATCCTTAATATAAGGTGATTTCCAAATAATTGGGCTTGAAGGGAGGAATCTAAAGAATACTCCAGTAGGAGGACAAGTAATTGTTCCAGTATCCTGTCTTAAAATATCTCTAGGGTTACCAGTTGTTTTTGCCCAACCAGTCATTCCTCTGACTGTAACTTCACTAATTAGTGATGCATCACCCATTCGGAACATTGTTCCTGTCGCTAAACCAGCAGTTGCAGGTTCAATGAACACACCTCTCTGAGATGCTCCTCTAATTTCACAGAATGCAGGAACATCGATCGGCAATTGTTCTTGATACGTTCCTGCCTGCAGATGGATAACACAAGGAGTTTGAACTTGAGTTACGGCATATGCCAGAGTTTTCCAAGCAGTTTCTGGAGATTGTCCCCACTGTGCCCAGTCTTGTCCAGAGTTATTAACGTAATAGTTATTCGCTGCATTACCATAATAATCCCAAACAGGGTCTAAACCTGTTGAACGAAGTGCCGTTCCTGTTGATCCAATACCTAATCTTACAGGAGAACCAATGTCTCTGGTAATTAAATCACCACGCTGAAGTAAAACAGCAGCGGAAGAACCATCAGCAAGTAATGACCAGTTACCTGTTGCCCAACTTGTTCCAGGTTGCTTACCTAAGTTGGATGAACCAACAGAAACATAAGAAGATGCAATATAAGAAACAACATCATTAATTTGATATTCTGTTGCAGTAGACCAAGAACCAGCATATCTTAAACCTCTTACAAGAAGTTGCCAGTTTGCCGTACTAGTTGTACCAAATCCAACGGGACGAGCTCCAAATGGAATTGTTTGTCCAATACCAATGTAAGTATCACCACCATAACTTACGATATCGCCATATCTATAGTTTGAAGAAGTCGTATATGTACTAATTCCATTCGTGGAAATACCAGTAACCAACAAGTTCCAGGCAGTTCCAATACCTAATGGTGGAATTGTAAAGGCATTAGTTGTAATACCAATATAAGCACTTCCGTTATAATTTACAATATCACCTTTTTGATATGTGGTGCTAGGCGACCATCCACCTTCATTCTTTACACCAGAAACATATTCTGTTGCGTAGCTAAAAGTGATAACACCAACACCAGAAGAATAGTGTGGAGTTGTTACACGATATTGAGTATTACCGTAAGTATAAACATCATTGAGGTTATAAGTTGTAAGACCAACCCAATCACCTCTTACACGGATACCTTCAGTATGAATTGCCCATCTAGGAGTTCCAATATTATAGTCTGTAACGAACCATAGATCTTCTCTCGCTGCAGAAGTATGGTTAACAGTACAAACATAACTATTACCACCTAGGGTGACAATATCATCAATAACATAAGCAGTGCTTGGGGTCCACGCACCCCTCCAGTTGAATTTTAATCTACCAAGTCTAAATTCTGCCATTGTTTCTTCCTATTTTGGTCCTATGGTGGTGTAATCGTAGGTTCCGTTCAATTGGAGAACGAGATATCCATCATCATCAACATAATAGTTCACATTTCTTCGATCAAATCTTATCTGTTGGTATTTATCTTGCGGATGATTCGTTAAAGATTTCTGCTCCGTTGTCTCTATAACATAATCTTGATAATCCGCAACTTCAGGAATTTGACTTCCATCTTTTCGATAATTAATATCTATCTGAGTATCAGTTGTTGATGCTGCGCTTACTTTGGTCAACCAAAGCATATGATTTTCATCACGCCTTAGAGCATAAACATAATACCCATTTGAATCTGAATATGGGCCAATGATAGCCCCGCTAAGTGTGAGTGCCATTTTATGAAACTATCCCCCAGTGACTTCCAGTCCACATAAACGAAACTCTTGCTCCCGAGATATCCAAAAATAATGGTCCATCAACAAGATTTCCAAGTTGATCTTTAAAAGGATTATCTCCACTTAAAGTTCCACCAGTTCCTGAACTAGCGGTATATGCGGGAGTACCAGAAACGTCAACTTTAACTCGATTGATTCCCCAAGAATAATAAGGATCAGCAAGTTCAATACTATCTCCAACAGATAAAGCAGTAGATGGAAGAATAAGGTTTACACCTTCGGTTCTACAATCTACATAATATCTTCTTTGGACAATAACACCAACGGTGCCACCGCCACCACCACCTGTTAAATGATTAATGTTAATCCATTTTGCGGTGTTACCCGTTGGCGCTTGAGCGATGATTTTAATATCACCACCATCACGAATATAGATTAACTGATCGGGTATATTTACGGCTATTTCACCATCAGCCAGTTGAGCAAGTGTTGGAATAGCACCAACATTTCGACTTCTTTTTGGCTTGAAGATTGTCGCCATTAATTCAAGATAGAATGAATTTTAATTATTTATCTATTTTAATAATGGCGTATATTTATCAAATACTTGTATAGTGAATCCAACTTGTTGCAATATACTTATTACCTTTAAGTGGTGGATTTCCTCGATGTGTATGAGTCCATTGCGCTGGCCAAATAACTACTCTGCCATTTTTTGGTTGAACTCTACGATGTTGATATTTAAATTCTGTTTCACCACCTTCGATCACAGTATTTAAATACACCATAGTTGCCAGGTAACGAGTTGTATATTGTAAAGCCTCAACTTCAGAGTGCCAAACGTGATATCCTTCCCCAGGTTGAGTTCTTTGAAGATTTACAGTATATTGATGCCCTCGAACATGATGCAAATATCCAAACTTTTTGGCATATTCGTTATAGCATAAAGCAGTTAATTCATTATACTTAGTCATCACACTCATTGATAATGACATATTAAAGGAATCTTCTTTTTCATGATTCACGGCCATCCATATAACATCATCTTCGAGATGCAAAGATGGTTTATCTAAGGTTTTTGAATTTCGAGTAAATCCTATATTTGATTTCTTCAAATTTTCAAATAGATGAACTAACTCTGTACCATCATAATTGGTATCAAAAACTCCAATGAAATCATCACTAATGTCAGAGTTTAAAATTTTAAGATCTGTCTTTGCAAGTAAGTTATCATAACTATTTGTATCATTCTTTTCCATATTATTTTCTCACATTATTATGTTTATAAGCACAAGCTTGCCTTCCCCAAGCACGGGCAAGACTATCTATGTAAGAACAAACTTTATGTTCTTCACCACAATGAGGACATTTGGATCCTGGAGGATCATTAATATACCCTTCTGGAGTAAACACTTCTTTATGTCTTTTATTTTTTTGGTTTTCTGCTTGTTTATGTTTTCTGGGGTTCATATTCGCACAGGTTCTTGCTGACCTTCTGGAAGTTTGATCTGAGGAAGTTCTTTAACCTCCCAAGAACCACCAACACCACCATCCATATTTACCACAATTTCATTTGTTGGTAATGCTTTAGGAACGTGAACATCAATGACTTCACCCATCAAAAATTTATTGCGAGTATAAGTTCGGTTCTGTGGATCAAAAGCAACCATTGCAAGAGCATCTGCTTCTTCACCACAATCTAAAAGTTTCCTTCCTGTTTTTTTATCAAGGACGGAAAAATATTCTTCAGTGCTGTACTTGTTCATGATGTTGTTTTAATTCGGGGTTTGGTTGAGAGGGAATAACTGGATTGCGACTTGCATTTTTGATAACAATAAACGCATCATTCTGATAAGAAACTGATCCAAAAGGTTTTGCCCACTTTGGATTTGCATCAGGATGAGTTGCTGTTCCTGTTACTGCAACTCCACCAATATTAACTTCTAGTTCATCTGCTTGATCCCATCCAAGTTTTTGAAGAGCAATTGCAAGTTGCCCTAGCATTCCAGGAGTTCCTTCTGTCATTTTATCATTGCTTTTTTATTATTATAAGATAATTATAATGATCTGTAAAGAGACATTCCATCAGACCAATTCTTTACGCTGTAAGCACCCCACTGAGAATATGTGAGATCTGTAAGAGTTGGTAGAACCTTGTCAGGATATTCATTTACATATCTCAAAACATCATCAAAATAAGAATCTTCAAAAGAAAACTGTTTTGCATAATCCCAAAAAGGAGTTTCATATTTTGATCCTGCTTGATAATGCCATAAGATAAAGTTATGGGTCTGTTTAATATACTCCAAAATTTTATTTGATGGATTGATATCTTGTCCCATAACATAGTCTTGAGTCATCAATGCCCACTGCAGATACGTGTGTGATGACGATGATTCTAATGGTTCAAGAAAAAACAAACGATTACCGTTCAAGATAACCCTATCATTAATAATAGGATTCTTTGTAATGTAATTTTTAAATTCAATGTGCTTCTTTATATTCACATCAAACATATTAGAAAAGTTTTTTTCTGCCTCTTCTTTTGTTGTGATATTTTTGTTGTAGCAATATCCAACACAATAATTATTGGATGGGGAAGATGCTCTAGTTGGAATTACAAATGTCCACCCATCTGGAGTTGCTACATGGCGACTCCAGTATTCATTTGAGGTATCCCAATTAGGTTGTCCTAGAACTACAGAGTTTACTGGATGATCTAGAACATCATAATCGGAGAAATCATTTGGTTTTCCGCGACAATCAAAGATAAAATCGGAATCAATACTATCATAATCTTCAATGTTATCTTCAATAACTTTGAATTGCCCTGATTCTAAAACTGCCTTTTGCATTACCCAAGGGCAGTAATGCATTGCCATAGATCCTGCAGGGAAAGGATGAAACCACTTATCGTGTTCTTTACCCCATCCTTCATATAAAATACCACTCTTAAATGTGGCGTGAATATTATTATTATACCAATCAAATCCGATTGTTCTCCACAACAAATGTGGATGATCGATTAATGTTGCTTGCCCAACAACTTCAGAAGATACACTTGGATCATAAATCAATTCGACTTCTACATCTACATCATCATATCTTTTATTGAACCAAACATAACTAAGTGCTGTAATACATCCAGCATTACCAGCACCTAATACTGTTATCTTTTTCTTGTTCATTATTCAATGTCTTTTGACTATTATAAGATGGTTGTGGTTTTCTGTAAAGTTGTGGCCAAGTGTCTCTAATTATTTCTGCTAATTTATATGGTGTTTCTGAACTAATCATTTATATTTTTCAAGGGCATACATACCATTTTTTTCTACAATCGCAGAGCAAGTATCACACCAGTCTCCACAGCACATATAAGTCAGTTTTCCAAAGTTACGAATGTTGCCGTGATGAATGTGTCCGCAAATCACACCATCATACTTCTTATCCCTCTGAATACAATATGAAGCAATATCAGTTTCATAACGATTAATATAGTCTTTTCCACGAACAGTATTCTTCAAGGCATAAACCAAAGAGAACCGAAAGAATCTTTCCAGAAACATACTCAATGGGGTAATCAACTCATAACCCATATTAAACATCAGTTGTTTCCAAGAACCAGAAGAATACTCTGAATACTTATCCCCGTGAATACAAAGAAACTTATTTCCTTTTGAATCTTTATGTGTGTATTCATTCACCATCTGAAAGTTCTTGTGTTCAAAGTTTGCGTAACGACGAATCTGCCCTTCGTGATTACCAAGAATATAAACGACTTCTGTTCCTTTCTTTGCTAAGTTTAAGATTTGGTGAAGACACTCAGTATGTATTGACTTCCATTTTGTGCCATATTTTTCCATACAGGCAATATCAATAATATCACCTACTAAAACTAACTTCTTTGTTTTAAGTTCTTTGAGGAATTGAAGAAATCTTTGAGCATCACACCTATTTGTACCCAAATGGACATCGGATATGAAAACTGTATCGTAAGCCATAAAAAAGAGTTTACCTTATATATCTTGAAAAACGGACAGCAGAAACATAAAGATACCAAATGCTATGAATGAGATAAGCATAAAGAACATAAAAAAAGGAGTTCTTAGAACTCCCTTATTTATTTTAGAGTGCGTTGCCTCTCGGTAGAACCTCATCAGGAAAGACAAAATTCTCATGAATCTGATCCACAGGAGCCATCCAGGCACGTAAGCCTTCGTTTAATAATATATTCTTTGTATAGAACGTCTCAAATTCGGGATCTTCAGCAGCACGAATCTCTTGACTTACAAAATCATAAGCCCTCAAATTCAAAGCGAGACCAATAATACCAATAGAAGAAGTCCAGAGACCCATGACAGGAACAAACAGCATAAAGAAATGAAGCCAACGCTTATTACTAAACGCAATACCAAAGATTTGCGACCAATACCGATTGGCAGTAACCATCGAATAGGTCTCCTCTTCCTGAGTTGGTTCAAATGCCTTGAAAGTGTTTGCTTGGTCACTATCTTCAAATAGAGTGTTTTCTACAGTTGCCCCATGAATCGCACAGAGCAATGCTCCACCTAGTATACCAGCAACTCCCATCATATGGAAGGGATTGAGCGTCCAGTTGTGGAAACCCTGAAGGAACAGAAGGAACCTGAAGATAGCAGCAACACCAAAGGAAGGTGCGAAGAACCAACTGGATTGTCCCAGAGGATACATCAGGAACACGCTGACGAATACAGCGATAGGACCAGAAAATGCGATTGCATTATAAGGACGAATACCCACCAGGCGAGCAATCTCAAACTGGCGAAGCATGAATCCAATCAAAGCGAAAGATCCGTGGAGCGCCACAAAAGTCCAGAGTCCCCCAAGTTGGACCCAGCGGACGAAATCTCCCTGAGCCTCAGGACCCCAGAGAAGAAGAAGAGAATGACCCATAGAATCTGCTGGAGTACTAACTGCCGCAGTAAGAAAGTTTGCACCCTCAAGATAGGAGGATGCAAGGCCATGAGTGTACCAACTCGTAACGAAAGTTGTCCCAGTAAGCCAACCACCAAGAGCAAGATAAGCTGTGGGAAAAAGAAGAAGTCCAGACCAGCCAACAAAAACGAAACGGTCTCTCTTAAGCCAATCATCCAAGACATCAAACCACCCCCGTTGTTGAATAGGTTTTGAAAGTGTAGACGATACCATTTATTTCCTCCGAAAAAGAAAGGGAGTCCGAAGACTCCCCATTTGAACTTTAGATATTATATCAACCGATTGCAGGTGCGGTGAGTGCAACAGGAGTTGACTCAGCAGCAGCAAGGTCAAGAGGGAAGTTGTGAGCGTTACGTTCGTGCATTACCTCCATCCCAAGACCAGCACGGTTGAGCACATCTGCCCAGGTGTTAATGACTTTACCCTGACTATCAACGATAGACTGGTTAAAGTTGAAGCCATTCAAATTGAAGGCCATCGTGGAAACACCAAGAGCGGTGAACCAGATGCCGACCACAGGCCAGGCAGCAAGGAAGAAGTGCAGCGAACGGGAGTTATTGAAGGAAGCATATTGGAAAATAAGGCGTCCGAAATAACCGTGAGCAGCAACGATGTTATAGGTCTCTTCTTCTTGACCGAACT